CGCCCAGGAGCTGAACCGCGAGGTCTCCGTCCTCAGCACGATCATGGAGCTGTCCGGCAACCCCATCACCGTCATCAGCGGCGTCGACCAGGCCGAGGACATCGCCGTTGACGCGGGCGCCGTCTGGACACTGCCACCCGAGGCCAAGGCCTACCTCCTCGACCTCCTATCCGGCGGCGGCGTCAACCTCCACGTCGAATACATCAACACCATCTACCGGGCCCTTCATGACCTGTCCGAGACGCCCCGCACCACATTCGGCGACACAGGCCGCGTCATGTCCGGCGTCGCCCTCCAAATGGAAATCCAGCCCCTTTTGCAGAAGGTCGCCCGCAAACGCCTCATCAGGTCCGCCGCCTACGCCCGCCGAGCCCGCATCATCCTGGCCCTAACCGACCGCTTTCTCGGCACCGCCCACCTAGAAGCAGGCACCATCACCGTGAATTGGGGCGACGTCACACCCGAAGACAAACCCACCGACGCCGCCACCGAGACCCAACTCTGGCAGGCTGGCCTATCTGCCGCCACCACCGCCATGTCCAGACTCGGAACCGAAGACCCCGACGCCGAGTTCGCCAAGGTCATCACCCAAGCCCGCCAGCTCGCCGACGCCAAGGCCGCCCCACAACCCGCTCCTGAGCGTTGACAACTACACGGAACCGTGTAAACTTGACGCCAGCAAGGAGGTCGACATGGCCGAGATAGACGACGCTGAACTCGAAACCCTCAGAGAGAAGGCCGCCACCGCCGACGCCCTAGCCGCCCAGCTCGCCGAGCAAGCCACCGCCACCGAGCAGGCGAAGGCCGACATCGACGCCGCCACCCTCTCCGTCCGCAACGCCCTGGTCGCCGCCAACCCCCACATCCCCGAAGACCTGATCCAAGGCGAGACCATCCAGGCCATCGAGGCTTCCCTTGCCGTCGCCAACACCATCCACAACCGACTCGCCGAAGCCGCCGCCGCCGCTCCCAAGCCCCAACTCGGCTTCCTCGGTGGAGGCGCACAGCGCCAGGCCGCCCAAGCGCCGGAAGGTATCCGAGGCATCGAGCGCATCCGCTACGGCCTCGCTAACAGGAGCGTGTAACTATGGCTCTCTCACTCGCCGAGGCAGACAAGTATTCCACGAACCAAGTCCTCGTCGGCGTCGCCGAGACCTCCATCGACGCCAACCCGCTCCTAGGCCTTATGCCCTTCGTGCCCATCCGAGGCAACGCCCTCCAATACCAGCGGGAGAACGCCGCCTCGCCCCCCACCTTCATCGCCCCCGCCGGCACCGTCCTCGAGGGCGTCCCCACCACGACCCAGATCACCTGCGCCCTCAAGATCCTCATCCACGACGCCGACATCGACAAGTTCCTCGCCGTCACCCGCTCCAAAGACCAAGACCTAGTCGCCGAGCTCCTCACGATCAAGGCCCGCAACTTTGCCGAGACGTGGGGAGCGAAGGCCGTCTACGGCAGCATCGACACCGACCCCAACGAGTTCGACGGCCTGCATCAGATCATCGAGGACGACGTGACGGGCCAGCAAATCCACGCCGGAGCGACGACCGTCCCTGGCGTCGGCACGTTCTCCCTCCTCGACCAGCTCATCGACCTTGTCCGGCCCAGGCCCACCGTCCTAATCGCCAGCCGCCGCTCCATCCGAGGCATCCAGAAGCTGGCCCGCTCCCAGGGATGGGATCTCGCCCTCTCCCAGGTTCAGGGCATCAACCGCCCCGTCCGCTTCTACTCCGACATTCCCATTCTCCCCGCCGACTTCATCAACGACACCGAGACCATAGCCACCGGCGCCTACGCCCTACCCACCACCGGCGCCGCCTCCACCATCTTTGCCCTACGCATGGACGAGACCGGCCTCTTCGGCATCAGCGCCGACGACCCCGCCGCCCAGAACGACCTAGAACGCATCATCCAGCTCGAACTCATTGGCACCATCCAGACCAAGGACGGCAACCGCTGGCGCTTGAAGGCCTACACCGCCATCGTCTTGAAGGAGTCGCAGGCCCTAGCGCGACTGGACGGCATCAGCTCCGGCGATTGGACGAACTAAGGGGGAGCCATGGCCGAACAGACACCCGCCTACTTCTGGGTGTCCGACCAGATAGTGGGCAACGGCAGCGCCCAGACCACGCCCCACGACCTCGGCTTCGTCCCTGAGCGCGTCCTGGCCTACCTCGTCGGCGGCCCCGCCGTCTACGCCGCCCCCTCCACCACAATGGGCACCCACACCGACACCGACGTCGTGATCACCGTCACCGCCGACTGGACATACCGCGTCCTGGCCTGGGCATAAGGAGCGACCAATGGCCGGCGTTTACTGCGACCGCTGCAAGACCCAGGTGATCCTCGAACAGGACGGCGTCTCCTGCTCCAACTGCGGCGCCGTCCTCGTAACCCGCGCCCCCGCTCCCAAACCACCCAAGCCGAGGAAGTAGCCCATGACCGTCGGCCACGACGTCACCCTCAAGTCGCTCGTCGGGACCAACGACACCCTCGGCGCCCTCGAACTCCTGGGCTACACCACCGAGACCGAGTACGTCTGCCCCTTCGACCTGGTCATCGCCCGCATCCGCGTCGTCCTCTCCCTGCCCCGCACAGCCGGAACCTTCCTACTCACCCTCCAGAAGAACGGCGCCACCATCGCCTACCCCGCGCCCTACAACCCCATCTCAGCCGCCAACCCCCAATTCCACGACCTGGTCATCGACCAGTCCCAGGCCACCCCCTACACCCTCGCCGACCGCTTGAAGGTCTGCTACACCACCGTCGCCTGGGCACCCGTCACCAGCCTGGCCGTCGTCACCCTGTCCCTAGCGAGGCCCTACGGACCATGAGCACGCCACGACCCCCCTACCGCCGCACCCGCTCCTCCAAAGCCATCGCCGCCTCTCTCTACGCCCCCCTCGTGTCCGCCGTCGCCACCGGACTCGCCGCTGTCATCACCGCCATCGGCGTCGCCGTCTCCCGCGTGATCGCGGCCATTCGTCGCAAGTGGAAGGGAGACAAGCCATGTCCGCCATCCTAACCCAGAAGCCGCCCACCAACAGCAGCGCCACCGCCCCAGGCGACGAGCTCCCAGGCAACCGCCAGCTAGACGACGCCCTGAATGAATGGGCCGCCAGCGGCCTAGCCCTTCTCAAACGCATCAAAGACCGCCGCGCCAAGCTCGTTCTCGCCATCAAGGAACTGGACGCCCTAGACGCCCGCACCCACGAAGCCATCGCCATTCTCGAAACCACTCGTGGTGAGCCTGTCGAACCATGACCACCACCATCGACGCCGTCCGCGCCCGCCTCCGAGTCGACCTAGACGACGTCGACCCCACCGCCTACCGATGGGCGGACGCCGAGCTCGAACGCCACATCAACCACGCCCTGAACCGCATGAGCTGGGAGATGCCCCGCGAGCTGTCGTCCGTTCTCACGACCACCGCCGGAAGCCGCGACGTCTGGCTCATCGCCCTCGAAACGCGCATCCGCGTCAGCCGCGTCGAGTTCCCAGCCGGCAACTACCCGCCCACCTACGTTCGCTTCTCACTCTGGGGCGACCGCCTTACCCTTCTAGTCGACAACCCGCCCGCCGTCCAAGACCTAGTCGTCTACTGGCTCGCCGCCCACGTCCTAGACCAGTCCCGCTCCTCACTCGACGGCCCACTGATAGACGTCCTACTCGATGGCGCCGCCGCCTACGCCGCGTCCCAGATGGCCTCCTACGTCACCGAGCGCGTGTCCAGCGGCGGCCCGGGAGCAGATCGCGACTACGCCGCCTTCTCCACGCGCAAGATGCGCGCCTTCGACCACGCCATCAGATACCACGGCACCCACGCCTCACTCCGACCATCCATGCTCTACACACCCGACGAGCCAGCCCCGACGCAGAACACCGACCCAGGCCCATGAGCCATGAGCGCGCCAAAAGCCGCACCCACGCCACCGCGCCCTCCTACCGCCGCAGAGAGCGCGCCCTCCTGTCCCACTGGCGCCGCATCGCCAAGCTGGAAAGGCTGAGGCAGCGTCGATGCGAACGCTCCCCGCAGCCCTGACCGCCGCCCAGCGCGCCCGCTCCCGCCAGCCCTACCTCCAGGTCGACATCTCCAACCGCTTCCCCGACGCCGTCGCCCCCATCTGGACGAACCTCTTCACCTCATCCCCCAGCAGCGCACCCCACGCCGCCGCCGCCGCCAGCGACGGCTACCTGACCCGCCTCCAAATCTCAGGCACCGCCCTATACCGCAACTACACCCACCCCACCAGCTCGCCCGACTGGTACTCGTTCAACGTCTGGCGAAGCGCCACCCGCCTCTGTGCCATCACCGCCTACGGCCTCAACATGGCCTGCGTCGCCGTCGACAACGCCACACCCACCACCATCTACCTATCGGAGAGCGCAGACGGCGGCGCCAACTGGTCGGCGTTCGCCCTGGTCGTCACCCACACCAGCACCATCAGCGCCATCGCCATCGCCCGCAAGTCAGCCGGCGATCTCTGTGTCATCGTCAACGACGGCGCGGAGGTCGCGGCCTACCGCCGCGTCTCCACCGTCTGGCAGGCCAAGGTCATGTCTGCCGTCGCCTGCACCGTCTCAGGACTCGCCATCAAATACGAGGGCGACTGGAACTGCGTCGTGACGGGCGCCATCACCGGACGCAGCGTCGTCGGTCGCGCCCTCTTCGGCGACGGCTACAGCCAGGCGGTCGCCACCTGGAGCCCCCTCCTCGTCATCACCAGCTCCATCACCACCGCCAACGTCTACTACTCCTGTCCATCCCTCGCTTACCCCGACTGCTTCCGCATCACCTTCCGCGAGAACTACACTGGCACCGTCGCCTACGACCACATCAAGATGAGCTACCTTCCCGCCACCCTCGACTTCATCGACGACTGCTGGCGCGAGCCCACGCCCATCGCCCTAGACCTCCCCGCTGGCCTCTCCCTCGCCCACGTCGGCGCGTCCCCCTATCCCATGTATCTCTGCAACCCCACCTACGTCGACACCGCCTCAGTCGTCGCCTACTCCGTCGACGTGACGGCAGACGTGCTCTACGCCGACATCCACCAGGCCGACATGACACACCCATCTACCAGCACGATCGTTCTGGACAACTCCTCCGGCCGCTACGACATCCTCGGCTCAGGCGCGAACATCGCCATTCGCAAGGGCGCTCGCGTCGGCGTCGCCCCAGGCTACGACGCGCTCCACTCCGACGGCCCCGCCTACTGGATCGTCGGCCTCCATCACACCTACCCGAAGAAAGGCGGCGTCGCCACCCTGACGATCATCGCCGAGGACGCCTGGTCCTTCCTCGCCCGATGGACAGCGCCCACCACCTACACATTCCCAGGCACGAAGAACATCTTTCAGATAGCCACCTTCCTACTCGGTCGGCTCGGCTTCGAGTGCTTTTCGGCGGGCTCGTCGCCCGACATCACCGACGTTCATCCACAGTTCACCATCACAGCTGGCACCACCGCGCTCGCCGCCCTTCGTGCACTCTTCCGCTTCGTGCCGGACGTTCTCTTCAACCGCGCCAGCTTCGTCTATATCCGATGGCCCCAGGCCGCCGACGCCTCCGAAGCCTCCTACGCTTGGAACCACAACCCCACCACGCAGCACGAGATCAGCGCCATCGACCACCACGACGACATGAAGGACGCCAACCACCAGCGCGTCATCGCTGGCCCGCTCGCCACCATCATCGCCGACCGAGTAGACCTAGCCGACATCGCCCTGTTCTACGCCAGCGCCCACCAGGTCGCCGCCTCAGACCTGACGACCGGAGCACAAGCCACCGCCCGCGCCGAAGCGGAGCAGCGCCGCGTGGACATCCCCGCCCGCTCCGACATCCTGATAACCCCCGTCCACTGCGGCGTCGAACCTACCGACCCCGTCGACATCACCGACCCCCGACTCGCACTCTCCGGCGCGAAGAGACGGGTGCTCGACATCAAGCTCAGATACCAACGCGACCGTCCCGTCGTCTACGAACACCACCTAACACTAGGAGACGCCTAATCGTGCAGCAGCCATCCACCCTGCCAGCCGAGTCCCTCTTCAAGGGCTTCATCCGCGCCTACTACGTCGGCACCCACACCGCCGACGTACAGCTCGCCGCCTCCCCCCTCGACACCATCCCCGCTGTCCGCGTAGCAACCCACATCCACGCCGCCGACTGCGTAGTCGACCGCGAATGCACCGTCCTCTTCTTCGACGCCTCCAACCCACAGGACGCCGTAGTCATCGGCGTTCAGGGAGCGCTACCCTACTCCGGCGGCGGGGGAGTCACCGACCACGGCGCTCTCACTGGACTAGGCGACGACGACCACACCCAATACCAAAAGGAATCAGAGAAGGGCGCAGCCAGCGGCTACATGGGCCTCGACGCCAGCAGCTACGGCGCGCAAGACCCCAAGGCTCACGGCGCCGCCCGACACACCGGCACCATCGGCTACGTCGACGTCCAGATCATCCTTCCCGTCACCGGCACCCTGGCCGTCGGCGACGACAAGTCGCCCCGCGTTCCCATACGCGGCGCCATCAGCTCCATCGCCAACATCTACCTACGATCCACCACCGCCGTCACCGCCTCGTTCCAGGTCGAAGCCTTCAACCAGGCGGGCACATCCCAATGGACAGAGACCATCGCCCCGTCCGCCGAGCTCTACAAGCTACTCTCCGGCCTCTCCCGCTCACTCGCCGACACCGACTACGTCCGTATCGACATCACCGCCTACACCTCCGGCGGCTCCAACGTCCTAGTCGTCATCCAAGGCAAGAGAGCAGTCACCGCCACATGACCACCCTCCGACGCGCCACACCCGACGACGCCCCCGCCATCGCTGCGTTCCAGAACGCCCAGGGCTACGACTACCCCATCTGGCAGGAAGCCAACGTCGAGGCCAACATCGAGGCGGGCGACCACGTCCACATCGTCATCGCCGAGGACGACCGCAAGATCGTGGGGCTCGTCCACTGGCTCGACGTAGACACCGACCACGGCCCGCTCTGCCAGTTCGTCGGCGTCCTGGCTGACAACGCTCTCGCCACCACCAGCCAGTTCGCCACCATCCGCGCCCTGTCGCTCGCCATGTGCGCGGCTCACGGCAACAAGGGCCGATGGTGCTTCACCGCTGACAAGACCGCGCCCACCCACGTCGCCTACGCTCGCTGGGTGCAGCCCGACAAGGAGATTGACTACGGCGACCGCATCTACTTCGAGGGCGACATGGCCGTGGCTGCCACCACGCCTCCAAGGACGGTAGCATGAGCAGCATCTACTACCCCGCCGCCGACCCTGGCGACCACGAAACCTGCCTCATCCGCGACACCGTGAGCCCCCACCATCACTTTGGCGCCCATATCGGATTCTTGACCGCAGGTATGCCAGGTGCAGGAAAGGAAGACTACGCCTTCCGTCCCCTCTTCCACCTCACACTCCCCGACGAAGGCAAAGTCGAGGCCGACGTGACCTGGGCCAAGCTCTGGCTCTACGTCCTGAGCAAAACGGGCAACCCCCAAACCCTCAACCATTACCTGTACCGCTGCACCCGCTACGACTGGTACGACTACTACTCGCACGGCGACGACGAGGCCGAGTACACCTGCTACCAGCACAGCGGAGCCGCGTGGACAGCCGCCTGGGGCGACGCGGCCACTCCACTCACGACGTTCTACGGCCCTTCTGCCACCGGCTGGATTAGCGTGACTTGCACCGACCACATCAAGGACGCAATCACCAGCCGCACCCGCGACATAAACCTTCTTCTCACCGGCGGCAACACGGCCGGCAACGGTTGGAACTTCGCCTGCAAGCACGACGGCACTTACCCTTGGTACGTCGAGGCCGAGTGGGCAGCGCCCGCCGGTGTCCCCGCCGGACCCGCCGCCGCGGCGCAGGTCTTCTAGCCCGTGATACACTGCACAGCAGGAGGCACTACATGGACGAGCTCGCCAAGGCAAGAGCCATCGTCGCACAGCACGACGAGCTGGCCGCTCTCTGCGTCCTAGTCGGCGCAGCCCAGGCCCTACCGGAGAACGATCATGACGAAGGGACGAAAGAAGGGAGCCCAACCGGGCAACCTCAACGCCCTCAAACACGGGTACTACTCGAACGCCCTCACTAAGGCCCAGGCCCTACTCCTAAAGGCAGCCGACAAGCTCCCCTCCGACGACCTCTCCGGCGAGGTCGCGCTCCTGCGACAGCGCCTCTACTCGCTCCTCCTGGCCTCCCCCGACAAACTGGAACTCCTGAACGATACGGTCCGCACCCTCTCGCGCGTCGCCGCCACCCACTACCACCTGAAAGGAAGCGACGCCGACCGCCTCACGGCGGCCATGCAGAACGTGTTGCAGTCCATCGAGACGACACTCGGAGCGCCCGATGAGCCTCGACGCCCTTGACCTGACGACCGTCGCCCTCGCCCTAACAGCCACCGCCCTCGCCGTGTGCGCGTTCGCCCTGGCGTTCATCGCCAAGATCCTGCGCGAGTGGTGGACGTGGCGGCAGTAGCACCGAACCCACCCACCGAGCTAGAAGAGCGCCTCCACGACGCCATGCAGGTCTACTCCGAGGCGATGCCGTCCAGATACGACGACTACGACCGCGCCGCCAGAGCCTACGACACCGCCGAGCCCGCCGACCCACCACCCTGCAACACCTGCGACGGCACCCGCCGAGTCGAGGTTGCGTCCGTCCTGAACGTCGACGGGCGGGAGGTATGGTGGCCCAACGGCTTTGCCCCCGTCGAGGTCGCTTGCCCCTTCTGCGCCTAGCTGCCGCCCCCGTTCGTTTGCCCCCGTCCGCACGTATCCGAGCGCTCCCATTCGTTTCCGGCGACGCCCCATTCGTTCCACACCGGACCAGGCGTCCTCCGTCCCCTTAGTCTGCCGCCCTCACACGCTTGCCCATCTAGCCAGCCAATCCCCCTAGCCACCTCGAGGCCTCAGAAAACGGGCCTCGCCGCGCACCTCCAGGCCCCCACCCACGCCGGGCCACGCCGCCTTCTGGCAGGGGACGGGGAACGCCCATGCCTAGCGCGCCCCGGAATCGGCGGCAATGCAGGCCGCCCGCCGTAGTGCTCCTGTAGATGTCGCGCGCCTAGCGGGCCTCCGCTAAGCCCTGCGGGCTCCTCCTCTCCGTTGCGGCCCTTCGGGTGCGTTCGGCCCGTAGTGCGCGCATCGGGGGCGTCGCCTTCGGCGGGCTGGCCGCTTGCCGCCGGGGTCGCGCGTCGGCTGGGCGTTCTCCGCCCGTCCCTGCCGTGCGGCGCGGCCTCGCGGCTCGGCTGGTCGGGGCCGCGGTTGCGCGGCTTCGGCTGGGGTTTTGGGGGTGTGTTTTGGGTCGTTGTCCTTGCTGCGGTGGGGTTCTGGTTCCGGCGGGTGGGCGCTGCGTCGTCTGTCCGTCCTGCGGGTGGTCGCCTTGCGGCCGCGCGCGTGGGGGTTAGCGGTGGTTGCTTCTGCCGTGCCTGTCTGTCCTCGTTGCTTTTTCCCTGTCTCTCACTGCTGTTGCTCCTGCGGCGTCTGCGGCTCGCCGTTGGGCGCGCCGGGCGCGGCCTTTCACTGTCCCGTTTGCTGTCCGTCGTTGTTCGCTTGCTCCCGTGCCTGTCCGTCGCGGCCGCCGCGGCGGCGCCGTCGCCGGGCCCCGTCGGGCCAGGGGGTTTTGCTATGAGCGCCGTCGTCATCGCCATCGAGTACGCCGCTGCCGCCGTCTTCATCATCCCGATGCTATTGCACTTTGCCGGAGACGGCAGAAAGGAGTCGTCGCCAACTGTTAGAAGAGAACCGCCGTTCGTACGTGTCCTGCGTCGTGGTCGTCGCCCTGAAAGACTCGAAGCCTACCACGTCGCAGCTATCGCTCCGGCCCTGTCGGAGCAGAGAGGAGCCAACGTCATGGGTTACTCAGACAACCCGTTCAGCATCACCAGCAAGTTCAACGTCCCAGGCGGTGCAGAGCACCTAGTCACCATACGCGCCACCAACGCGCAAGACTTCAAGATACGTCTCCAGGAAGCCGACGCTATCTTCCCAACCGCTGGCTTCCTCACCTGGCTAGACCAAGCGCCAGACGTCGCCCCCTACGCGGACGAGGTAGACCCAGAGCCAGACGTCGAGTCCACCGTCGCCCGCTTGAAGGCCAAGGCCCTCGCCCAGGCAGCTCACGCCCAGGCCCAGAAGACCGTCGCCCACGTGAAGGCCAACGGCAACGGGAACGGCCAGACCAACGAGCCCCCCATCCTACCCAACGGCCAGACACCTTTCGAGCCCAGGTGCCCAGACCACTGCCGCGCCTCCAAGTCCGGCTTCGGCCCCATCGGCAGCCTCTATTGCCCAACGCTCCTAGAGGACGGCTCGTACTGCAAGTGGCGCTTCAACCCGCAACCGCCCGTCCGCAAGGCCGTGCCAGCCAACGTCAACTAGCAGCTAGTCGGGGGGCGCGCATCCGTCATCACGCGCAGAAAGGTTCGGCATGCCACGCCCACGCAAGACCAAGGGCATCGAGCCCACCGGCCCCACCACGCCACGCTCGGACGACTTTGTTGTCCGCCGCCTCACGTTCGACGACCGCTGCCAGCTAGCCGAGGAGTCCACCTTCCAGACCGAAGCCGAGCTCAATGGAGTAACCTTGAAGCAACTCATACTCCCCATCTGCAACGGCGAGAGGCCCATCGAAGGGCCACTCTTTCAGCAACCACAGAAAGGAGACCCACAATGATCGCCACCGTCCAACCCTTCGGAGTACGCGTCGTCGGCAGCACCCTCAATTACCACGTCCTTGCCATCCTCATCTCCAAGCCACACGACGTCCCAAAGCTCCTCCTCGCCGGCAACCCCCCTCAGCTCGTAACCCTCACCTCCATCACCCAGGCATGGCCAACCCAACAAGTCAGCGTCAACGTCGAGCAACCCTAGACGCACGAAAGCGGCGCTCCGGTTCGACTCCGGGGCGCCGCCCCCCCTTTTTAGGCTCCCGACCCTAACCCGCCGCCTCTTCCAGCAGACGCACCAGCGGCGAGTATCTCTTGTGTTGAGCGACCACGTCCCTCATCTCCAACTGGACGTAGATCGATGTGGTCCTAATGTCGCTGTGCCCGAGGATGCGTTGCAGGCTGAATTGGTCGCCGCCCGCGCGGATGTAAAGTCTACCAAACGTATGCCTCAGAAGGTGAGGCCCGCCCTTCTGAACACCCGCTCGCTGTAGGCACCGCCGCACCGCTAAATAGGCCCCCTTCGTTGTCAGCGGCCCGCCCCATGCCGACCGCCAGGGCAGCTCGACCCCCAACAACGTCCACCGCATCCACTCCGATAGCGGGATCTCCCGCCGCCCCGTCTTGCCTTCCACCCAGAACGTGTCCTCCCCGACCCACTCCCACCGCATCGACATGAGCTCGCCCAGCCGGATGCCGGTATCCAGCAGCAGCGACAGCATGACCTTGTCCCGCCGACAGAGCGCCGCCGCCATCACCCGCCGGACCTCTCCCACCTCCAACCCCATCGGCGGCGCCCGCCGGACCCGAGGCGGCGTCACCGACCGCACAGGGTTGACCGCCACCAGCCGCCGCCGCTCCAGCCAGCCATAGAAACACCGCACCGCCCGGAAGTAGGCGTGGCGCGTCCCCTGAGACGCACCAGGAAGCCCGAGAAACTCCTCGACCTCCCCCGCATCCAGGGGCAACTCGCGTCGCCCCCTCAGAAAACGCTCTAGCAGCCGGCCATACCAGTCGACCGTCACGACCGACAGACCACGCCCCCGACACCCCACTAGGAAGAGGTCGAGGGTTGCGGCAGCAGAAAGGCCAACTGTTCCCTGGCCGTCCGAGGCTGGCGGAACTGCCGGACGAACGAGCAGGTCGCCCAGTGCGGCCCCAGGTTTTCGTCCACCGGCATCCACTTGCCAGCCATCGTCTCGATCCAGGCTATCGCAGCACCACATCCAGCACACCTACTTGTAAAAGACGTCGGAAGCCCGTCACCGCTACTCACTGCAAGCTTCCCGCACGAGGTAACGGATCAGCGCGCCCAACGACCGGAAGTCCGCGCGCCGCTCCAACCCCATCGAGTCCACCTCTACCAGCGCGTCCCAGATAGCCCAGTTTGGCATCTTCCGCACGAACCCCACCGCGCCAACAAACCCATACTTCCGCAGGTAGCTCACCAGCGCGAGCTGGTCTTCCGTGAGCCCGCTCCCATACGCGGGCGCCTGCGCGTTTGCTGCTGCTGCTGCTGCTGTTGGTGATGCTGTTGTGCTGTGCTGTTGTGTGTGAGGCACCGGCTCAGAAATTGAAACCGGAGAGCGATCAACGCCCTCCGGCCGCTCTTTTTGGGGCATGGTATCCGACCTCCTCTGACAAGGTGGCCCGATTCTAGTCCCGCCCCACCGGATTGTCAACCCCTGAAATGCCAGCGCCCCGCCCGACCAGAGGAACCTTGTCAGAGGAGCCCAACGGTCGAGCGGGGCTGACTGGTCGTATTATAGCAGACGCCCTCCACGTCTGCGGCTGGTGCCGAGGGGCAGAGTTGAACTGCCGACACCGTGATTTTCAGTCACGTGCTCTACCACCTGAGCTACCTCGGCCAGCCAACTCAATTCTAGGATGGCGTCCAAATGAGTGTCAAGGCAGTGTGCTTGTTCAGCACCTTCACTGGCCGGTTAAGAGACCTCGAGGCCGTGGGCCTCAAGGAGGGCCGCATCGGCCAGGACCGCCTCCGTGTCGCCGTCGGCGGCGACGCGCCCCTCATCCATGACCACCGTCCGCGGAAACAGGTGGCGGATGATCGGTATGTGGTGGGTGGAGACGATCATCGTCTGGGGCAATGCCTGCAGCAGCCGCATCAGCTCACGACAGGCGCTCGGATCGAGGCTGGAGAAAGGCTCGTCGAGGGCAAGGATGGCCGGGCTCATGGACAGGACGGTGGCGATGGCGATGCGCTTCTTCTGGCCCAAGCTGAGGTGGTGAGGCAAGCGCTCCTCGAAGCCCGCCATCCCCACCTGCTCCAGCGCCAGGCGCACCCTGACCAATACCTCTTCCTTGGGCAGGCCCATGTATAGGGGACCGAAGGCCACATCGTCGAAGACGGTGGGAGAGAAGAGCTGGTCGTCGGGGTTCTCGAACACCAGGCCCACCTGAGCCCGAATGTGTTTCAGGTTTCCGCTGCTAAGGGGCCGACCCATGATGTGGATGTCGCCTTTGCCCCGCAGGATGCCGTTCAGGTGCAGAAGCAGGGTGGTCTTGCCAGCGCCGTTCGGGCCAAGCAGCGCCACCTTCTCGCCGACTGCGATGGTGAGGTCGACGCCTCTCAGGGCCTGCACGCCGTCCGGGTAGGCGAAGCGCAGGTTGGCGATCGTGATGGCGGTATCGACGGCCGTGCGAACCTTAGTAGCGCGCACAGAGCTGCACTCCCGCCATGTAGAGAACAAGGACTACCGCCACAGCGATCTCCGCCAGACGCCAGACGCTATGCCGCAGGAAGCGCAGCTCGCCGTCGTAGCCGCGCGCCTGCATGGCCGCATAGAC